CCCATAAATGACCGTATTTAAAGCGGTCACCTCCCTATATTTATCCGTATTTAAAGGTATTGCGTAGGCGCCGCGGTGCGAAGCACTTATTAGAGGCCTATCGTTGATACCTCTTATATTCATTGATCTTTTTGTGTATATTTCTTTCATATTGTTCAAATTGTCTTTGGTCCTTTGTAAGATTGATATAGTTCGTTCTTACATTGTTTGTAGGTCTATTCTATTGTGTCCTCTCATGTGGCCATACCCTTATATGGAAATTTTTTTCTAAACTCGCAATAAACTTTGAGCATACTAGAAGAATCCCTTAAAGAAACTCTTAGCACTAGATAAGTTCTTCTTAAAGGCAACCATTGAGGATTGTACAAAGTTATTGACATTACCTGATATTCTTTGTGCTATTCTGTCGTTTGCCATAGGGTGTGATGATAAATTGATACCACCTAATGCCAACTTGGCCTTTTCTGCGATTTTCTCTACTACGGTCTTACGTTCTAATATTGTGCTGTTAATCTTTGCAAGGTGTTCGTTCATTAAAACCCTATTGGAAGTACTATTTAAAACGTTATTTACCGCCTTATTAGCGGCATCCTTGATGGACATGTCACTACTATTCAAATCTACGCCTAATGACTTAGCGATGTCTTCTACGTTGCTTATCTGTGGTGACGGTATTTTGCCGTCTGTTTTGTTCTTTATAGGGGTTAATGTTGATATATCTACGCCTGACCCGATTACGTCAATAGGTTGTGATCTAAAGTGTGCTTGTGCTTTAAATGTGTCAGCGTTCGGTAAATCGTTGGCAAACACGTTTCTGACTACGGTTACGGCTGTAGTGTGTTTCTGATCTACCATATCAAATTGATGGTGTAATTTAGATATTAGATAACGACCTGTAAGGAATGGGTCTATTACATCACTCCTCATCACTTTGCTATCGGTTGTCATATCAGCAGCGTTATATGATGGCACTTCACACCATACTAGGTCACCTACGTTGTATGTACAATTACCTGGCAAGTCTATGTCCATAGAGAAGTAATCTCTCGTTGCTTCTGATAAATTCTGTTTGGCTGTCAATCTAGGATCTATTTCCATACCTTCAGCATTGTAGTATATAACACCACCTTTTTCTGACTCAAAATTATGATTTGATTTTGTAGCAGGCACAACAAATACACGAGCAAAATAATCGTCCATATACTTTCTATTATCAGCATTTGACGCCTTGGTCAGTTTACTAGCATGTAGTCTATTGATTTGGTGTTTATTTGTACTACCATATGACTTATCATCTACGGTGTAATCATCATCAAACTCAGCAGGCCCAGGTGGCATAATGCCTTGATATGTGTTACCAGCACCAGTCGGTGCGTCTATGTGTAATGCCTGTTCATAGTAGTTTGTATAGGTTAGTCTGCTCTTCGTAAATTTCTTATCTATTAGGTCATGTGCATAGGTCGTACTACCAAACATGCCTCGTCTTGTATTTTTCAATGTGTTATATGAGTCGTTAAATGTAAATGAATATGGTTTTGTAATAGGACTTTCTGACTCGTTGTCAGGTGTGCCAAAGTTAGGGTTAAACGCTGACAATAGGTCTACAAAGGCAACAAATGATCTATTACGTGTTGTATCAGCACTTTCTCTATACAATGATTCTAAACATCTAAAATGAAAACCTCTATTGTTTTCATAGAACATATAATCAGGTGTTTTGAAATTAATAGGCTCTGACATATACGTCATGTGCCTTATACCTTCAGCAGGTCTGCAATTAGGAAACGTGTACTTAAATAAGCCTGCTGTAGGATCAATGAATAGGTCTTTTTTAGAATTGAGCAAAGACTTATCTGACTTGACAATCTTATCAACCATTTCTGCATATGAACCTGTTAGTGATTTTGATACACGTAAACGCTCATTTCGTATTGATTCGATTGATGTAAAAAATAGGGCAACAGCCTGTGTGTTTTGTGTAGTTCTTACTGATCGCTTTTCATACACTTGAAACCTATGATTTGTAGCGTTTATTTCTTCATCACCACCTGCGTCTATAGGATTTCTAAATTTAAACTCTAAAAACTCGTTACCTATAATAGGTAACTTATTTACTGCACCTATGCTGTCAAAGAACATAAGGTTGCCTGATAGAAATGCTGAATCTAAATCTTGGTATATATTGACTACAGCTGTAAGACCTGATATTTCAAGTTCAGAACCACCATAACTATACAACACAATATCACCTGCTCTAAAATCACCAGGATATCTGTTGTTTAAATCATCATATTTGGGAGCCGACTGATCGGTCATTTTATCCTCCTATCAAAGTCTTAAATTCTTGTGTAATCAATTCTAAAAAGTCTGGTTTGATTAATCTAATCCTTGCCTTTTTATTTTGTCTTCTTAACTCATATTCATAATTAGATACAGACGTAGCACCTGACACGGTGCTGTTTACTTCAATCATATGTGAGTTGTCAATTGAAGATGTAGGACCAGAAGATTGAGCAATCTCGTAATGATGTATGCCATCAGCAGATCCATACTTGTCTGTTACATATGATTCAAATTGTGCTGTGGGTAAAGGCCAATCATAAAATCTATCTTTTACATTGTTAAACAATAGTATTATCCAGTAGTATCGTTGATCGCCATAAAACTGCTCTGATACTGATTCTGGTGTGTCTTCACCTTGTATATCATACAAGTCAAATAGAGCAGCCGTTTCTTTTAATCCTTCTTTAATCTGTACACGTCTTAATAAGTTTGTAACTAACTTGTAATTACCCTTACCAGCAGCGTCATAATAGATTTTAGGAAAGTTTTCAAAATATGTTGCCATTACGTTCTAAATGCCTTATGTTGTGTTGTTTTATCTGATTGAGAGGCTGATATTCTTAATTGATTATATCTCGCTCTTTCCATAAGTTCTAGTTCTCTAAACGTTAGCGTAGCGTCTATAGAAACTGGATCACCACTAGGGTGAGTGCTAAATTTGTCTGAGCCATAGTCTATATCAACACCTGTACAAGCGCATAAACCAATTTGATCTATGTATGGGTTGATTGCTGTACCTTTCATAAATCTAATAACAAACTCATGTGGTACTTTGTAAGCAGCAATACTTTGACCTTTACCATATCTTTCTGGTAACATAGCGTCTTTTATAGCATGTAAAATGTTATTAACTACATCTGATTCTTTCTTACTACGTGGTGTAAATTTAAATGTAAAACTAAAAGTTCTATAATCTATACCATTAAATATCATCTCTTGCATGGCTGCTGGTGCGATACCTGTTCTACGTTGAATAGCAGCGTTCACTCCACCACCTAAACCACCTGTTGCAAATGCACCTAATCCTGATATTGCTTTACCTGCTTGACTTGCAACAGAGCCTAAATCAGCACCAAAGAAGTCACCACTATTAAATGCGTCTTTTATCTTTGCCATTGCACCTGTCACCATACCTATTTCTTCAGCACCATAATCTGCCTGCATGTTAAATTTTAAAGTCTGTGGCATGTAAATAGCAATTGTATTTTTTATGTTTCTAGCAGAACCTTTACCTGTAGGTATACCAAACGCAATATCAGCAGTTCCTTCACCAAAAAATCTATTTGCACCATATACAACTTGATTAAGATTATCTGCTCTTTTTGTTATTCCACTATTACCTACTTTGTTTGTTTCACTATTAGCATCCATTACACGTTCTACAATATCAAATAACATGTAATGCTCTTGGTCTTCATGGTTTATAGGGTAAACATAAAAATTGTTTCTGCTTGTGTGTGTATTTGATGTATAATCTGAATCAGTAGGATTATAGTTTATTACACCTTTATGACTTGAAATTGTTGTAAATTGCGTTACGTTACGACCTTGTAAAACGCTACCTTTGTTTTTCAGGCCGTTTAGAATATTTGATAATGTTTTAAATGGTTTAAATGACATGTTAATATTTATTATGGTATAGCACTAAATTCTTTTACCAGATGGTCATTGTTTTTAGTACCTATTGTTGTTGATCCGTATTCAGTTTTACTTACGTTGCTTGATGTGTCAACATTGTTGATAATTGTATTCCCTTGTGATGTATCTTTACCGATAACTAATTTTTCAACCTCTAACTCTTTTAATTCATCTACTTTTTTGTTTTTAGCCATTGGGTGATCCGAGTATAAGTTCATACGTGAGTTTGATTGTGTGGCTTCTATTTCTTCAGCACTTGGACCATCACCTGCAAATTTCTTTGCCATTTTCTGTTTATCTAAAAGACCAAATGTAAGACCTGATAAGAACCCAGCAAAACCTGCTGAAGCTTTATCTCTTGTTGTTAATTCTTCGTCTTCTTTACCTAACAATTCACCTGCATTAGCAACACCAGAGGCAGCGTCAAATACTGACATTAAGGCTGCAACTGGCCATAAAAATCTACCACCTGCTCTAACTGCCTTCCCAGCAAAATTAGTTGCTACTTTTATTCCTTTTTTCTTGTTGGCAGCTATCAGATTGCCTGTCTTCATAGATGATTTTAATTGTTGATTATTCATACCAGAGCCTACTGCACCTACCCTACTGCCTGTAGTTGATCTTACTTTAGTTTGATTTTTAGTTTTCTTATCATTGGCCTGATTGACCATTGCTCTGTTGTTTTTTGGCACATTTTTTGGTGGTAACCCAACAGCACTCCGAAGAGTATTGCCTAGAGTAGCAAATCTTGCTATCATGCTTGTTCTCAAAGCAGCAATAGCTGTTGCAATACCGCCACCTGCTAATAAACTTGCGCCGATACCTGCTAATAAACCACTACTCTCTTTTTGATTGTCGCCTAATAATTCGTTTGTAAGTTTAGACTCTTCGTATATTTTTTCAAGCAAATTTGATGACATTGTAAATTGCTTATCTGATTCTCTTTCTTGTTCTACCTGTTCTTCACTATCACCACCAAACCCTGGCATAGACAAATCCATACCTAATGAGGCACCTGTTGCTCTTTTTGATATTTCTTCTTTATCGTCTTTTGCGCCTAAATCTGGTTGAGGTGCTGATGTATCACCACCACCTGATTTTATATCTGCCTTTGCTGTCTTTCTACGTAATTGTCGTTTCATCTGAAGGCCACGTGCTTCTGCTCTCTCCTCAGACTCAATCGCTCTTTCTATTTTCTTACCTATGATAGGTACATTTGTAAGACCTACACGTTTAGCAAGTTTAAGAGGTTTTAATTCTTTTTTGAAATCTCTAAATGATAATGATAATCTAGTAGCAACACCTAAAATCTTCTTTAATTCTGCATTTGTTTTACCTACGGTCTCTTTGATGTAGATAATTTCTTCATCATTAAGTACGCCTTTGTTATATAAGCTTTCATACTCTTTAATTGTTTTTGCTGTAGTATCAGCCTGTGTCTTTGCCTCATCATAATCCATACCTTTTAATGCGTCAAGGTCGCTCACGGTATAGTCTATAACAAAGTTAACTATATCCTGTCGTATATTTGCCTTGTCAAGCTTCATCTGACTTGTATAACCAGCAGACCTCTCTAATTGAGATTGATACTCCTGCAACGAGTCAGATATAGCAAACTTAGGATCAGATTCATCTTCTTTTTGTTTTTTTAGAATCGATTTAAAGTTTGCTGCTGAAGCCTTTTTAAAGATTTTAGATTGTGGTATTGGCATTATTCTTTATTCTTAACTTTTGATGGTTTACCGTTTACATATATTGCAAACCAACCTGCACCAGCCCCTACAACTACTGACACTAACCCTGCCTGTGCGTTGTTAGGATTCTCTAGTGCCATAAACCAATTGATTACATCTAAAAATGCCCAACCATATGCAAGCATTAATAATCTTGGTACTAGTCTCCAGTTTGACATTAATTCTGGTATCTCTACCTCAATGAAATGCCATAATGATTTACAACCATGTTTGAAACCATTCCAACCTGTTGTAAGCATGTTTTTTAAAAAGTTCATATTATCTCCCTTTTTGTTTCTCTCTTAATTTTTCGTTTTCTTCTCTTATATGTTGTACTAATAAATCAACATATATTTCCCTCTCCCATGGTAACATTCCTTCAAGGTCACCTAATGAGTATTTATGGTATTGCATTAAAGCAAAGTTTGTCCTATAAAAACTCTCTAGGCTCTCATGTAAGAGGGTAACTGAAAAAAATCAGACGCTCCTTGTAATAACATTTCATGCTCTTTACCTGATTTAGGGTTCTTATATTTTATTGTATGAGTTATTATAGGCAATTCCTCAAAAAAGTCTTTTAACTTTTCATATTGTGGAATAGTCAAATTCTCTACAAACTGCTCAAGTTCTTTTGGTTCAAGGTCTGAAGTTTCATACACCTCATCACCATTGTAAATTTGAGCAATACAATCCCTTATCAAATTAACCGATAAGTCTAGGATAGTTTTTTTATCTGCTATCTCTACTATGGTCGGCACTCTCATTATTACACCATAATCTTTAGAAAAAGGTATATATGTATTAATCTTTTTACTAAAGTCTGGCTTTACACTATCAATATTAAAATCATAATCTACGACTTGTGTTTCATCATCTGGACATTTCAGTTTCAATTGTATTGTTTCACCTACTGATTTTGATCTTATGTTTAACCATAACCACTCAAAATCGTAAACTGGTAACTTTGTAACATCAATACCATCTGTCAATACGCAAGTTTGAACGGTGTTGATTAAAGTATTAATCATCTCGCTCTCTACGTTGTTTTCTACAGACATCAGCAAAATCTTTTCTTCTTTTACTAAAAATGGTCTGTACTTTACCTTAACATTATTTGATAACATCAATTCATGCTCAGGCGTCTTCATAAAATTAAGCATTATTTACTCCTTTTAATATAATATATCACGTATGATTTTAGGGTCTGGTAGACCTTTCGGGAACACACGCCCTCCCGTTACTCGCCCAATAGGCAAATTTCTTCTTAATGTTTCATAGACTTGTCTACCTGCTCTACCTAACTCATTACCTATACCAAAAGGTAAGTTATCTAAAAAGTTTTGTTGTATAGCAGTAGTATTAGTTCTATATTCTAATCTGTTCTTTTTGTGTCTTCTATTTTCAACCGTAAAACCATCTCTTAAATAATTCCATGCTGATGTAGCATAGTTTCTGTATGTAAATGTTACACTTGTTTTAACAACCTGGTTAACTGCGTCATATGATAATGGTGTTGAAGCAATAGTTTTAGGCCATACTTCGTACATCTGCACCTGATATGATGAGTATCCAGATGTGTTACCTAAACTCTTACGTATTGTCTCCCTATCTTTTACTGCGTCACCTGATGGTTCAAAATTAGCAAGTGCTGCTGTAAATGTTTTATGTAAAGGTGTAATTGTAATCATACATGGTGTAGCATAGTCATCATAGTAACCTACGTTATGTGAAATAGGATCAACTATAGAGTTTTGCCATGCCTCAAAATATAATCTTTCATCATAATTAACACTCGTATAAAATTCTAATGTAACCTCTTCAAAGCTAACGTTCTTTGCTATTGCTCTTTTAGGTCCATAATATGTTTCATTTACATCATCTGTGATAGTCTTACCTGGCATTGACACGTTAGAACAAAATAGATCCATTCTTAATTGTAAATTCTGTTTTATTGCACCTGCTAATCTAGCACTCTTTGTCATTCTAGCATTTTGTTTTTTAGAGTCTGATGGATCAGCATAAACATAATCACGTGGTAATTGTTTACTTTGTGGTCCATCAATCGTACATAGAAACTGCGTAGGCCTTGCCAACCCACCACTTCCTGTTAAACCTGATCTAAATTGATTGAATACAGAATTGTAATTAGATGATACATTATTTGCTGAAAATCGTCTATTGGTTTCTGCTACGCTGAATTGTGGTTTACTAGGTGGTATACCTAATCGTATATCCATATCACCTATTCTTTTACCTATGTTAATAATTGACATTAAATAAATCTCCTACTATCTGCATAAACTCTTCCTTCAGAAGCCTTTTTAAATCTTTGTACAGGTAGATAAATTGCTGTTGCAGCCTCGTCAGCATTTATTCTTAAAAAACCTGTCTGTACATATGCGTACAAATATTTCTTTATCGTTGGTTTTACTATTTTTATATTTTTTACATCATCATAGGCAACCTCAAATCTTGTATTCTTATCAAATCTTCTATCAGACGCTGTTGCCTGCATACGTTCTAATAGTCTAAATCTTAATAGAGGTGGTAGATAGTGAAAGTTCATACCCATAAACCCACCTGATATTGGCTCTAATGGCAACACTAATGGGAACACGTCATAATAAGGTAGAGTTTTTCTTAATTTAGGATTGTACCCAAACAAGTTCAATCTACCTACGCTAGGACGACCATTTAGTTTGTTTTGTCTAAACAATTGTCTAGCAGTTGTACCACTCGCTAACTTATTTACTTGGGTTCTATACCAAGTAGCAGATTTCTGAGCGTCTCCTGCTCTTTGTTTGATTGTGTCAAATACACTTGCCATACTACTATTTATGTTGATAATAAATAGATTCTATGAAGAAGTTGAAGAATATAGATAAACGACCCTATCAAGGTATATTTAAACCATTGAACCCACAGAAATATAAAGGCAATGTAAACAACATTATTTATAGGTCTAGTTGGGAGAAACGTTTTATGGTGTATTGTGATAAGAATAGAAGTGTGTTGGAATGGGGTAGTGAAGAAATAGCAATATCGTATCGTTCAGTAGATAATAGACCTCATAGATACTATCCTGATTTCTATATGAAAGTTAGAAAAACAGATGGTTCGTATCAAAAGTTTGTTGTAGAGATT